AAGGAATGGCAGGAATTGGTGCTTTCAGCGATAGACTGGAAGATGGTGCTGATGGTGCTGGTTATACTGCTGGTCAGTTTGGTGCTGCAATGGATCTTTTCCTTGACACCGAAGAGACTGACATCGATTTCGTTCTCATGGGCGGTTCGATGAGTGCAGAAGTAGACACCAAGTCGAAAGCAACTAAAGTTATTGCAATTGCTGCAAGCAGAAAGGATGCACTCGCATTCGTTTCTCCACACAAAGGAAACCAGATCGCTTCCGCTGGCGGTGCTCTAACTTCCACACAACAGAAAGAGAATACTATTGCATTCTTCTCAGATCTAACCTCTACTTCCTACGCTGTATTCGACAGTGGTTATAAGTATGTTTATGATCGTTTCAATGATGTCTATCGTTACATTCCTTGCAACGGAGACGTTGCTGGTCTTTGCGTTCAGACTTCTAACCTTCAGGAAGACTGGTATTCACCTGCTGGTCTAAATCGTGGTGGCATTCTTAACGCAGTTAAGATGGCATACAATCCTAACAAGGCAGACAGAGATGAACTGTATCAGAACAGAATCAATCCTGTTGTCGGTCTAAGAGGACAAGGCATCACCCTGTTCGGTGACAAGACTGCACTATCTGCACCTTCTGCATTCGATCGTATCAACGTTCGTCGTCTCTTCCTCAACCTTGAGAAGAGAGCACGCAGACTTGCCGAAGGCGTCCTGTTCGAGCAGAACGATGCTACCACAAGAGCTGGTTTCGCAGGCGCACTCAACTCCTACCTCTCCGAGGTTCAGGCACGCAGAGGTGTTACCGATTACCTCGTTATCTGTGACGAGTCAAACAATACACCTGAAGTTATTGATCGCAACGAGTTTGTTGCTGAAGTTTATGTAAAACCAACCCGCTCGATCAACTTTATCACAGTTACATTCACTGCAACCAAGACTGGAGTTTCCTTCAGTGAAGTTGTAGGTCGCTGATCTTAAGGTTCCAAACATAAACATCACACGAGGTTAAAAGAAAAAAATGGCAACTAAGTTAAGCAACTTTATTACCGATATTGGTCAAGGCGTCAAGCCTAATATGTTCATCGTGGACATTGCTTTCCCCACCGAAGTCGCTGGTGCTGACGGCGATGCAGACATGATCAACTTGCTCTGCAAATCTGCAGCACTTCCTGCATCCAACCTGGGTGTAATCGAAGTTCCTTTCCGTGGCAGAACTGTTAAGATCGCAGGTGATCGCACCTTCGATACATGGACTGCAACCTTTGTCAACGACAAAGAAATGAAGATTCGTGCATACTTCGAGCAGTGGTTAGCAACAATCAACTCCCACGAAACCAACAACGCACCTCTGTTCACTCCAAGTGACACAGATGGTTATACCAGACTTCTTAAAGTTAAGCAACTTGAGAAGAATGCTTCTGAATCTGGTGAGGTTCTACGTCAGTACAATCTCTTCTATGCATTCCCAACTAATGTTTCTCAGATCGATCTTGCTTATGACAGCAATGATCAGATTGAAGAGTTCACAGTTGAGTTCCAGTATTCTTACTGGAAGGTAGTAACTGGAGATACTCAGAATGGAGTCTCTGGAGTCAAGTCTGGTATTGGCGATACCCGCCTGGTTGAAGACTGATAAATAGATTTAGGAATAAATCTGTTTACGACTGATGAGTCAACTTTTTGGTTTTATTATTAATAAGAAGGAGGGACAGCAAGGTCAATCCCCTGTCCCTCCCAATAACGATGCATCCGTCAGCACTGTTGCTGGCGGATATTTTGGTACATATGTTGATACGTCTGGTGGACAAAACTCAAGAAATGAGTATGAACTCATTCGCAGATATCGCGATATGTCACTCCATCCTGAGGTGGATACGGCAATCGACGAGATTGTGAATGAGTTTGTTGTTAATGATGGAGATGACAAACCAGTAGAAATTGACCTACAAAATCTTGAGGTAGGTGCTGGTGTCAAAAAGAAAATGCGTGATGAGTTTAACAAAATTCTCCGCATGATGGATTTCAATACTAATGCACATGAGATCATTCGCAACTGGTATGTTGATGGTCGTTGTCATTATCATAAAGTAATTGATCTTGATAATCCCAAGAAAGGAATCTTGGAACTACGCTACATCGATTCCCTCAAGATCAGAAAAGTTAGACATAAACTAAAAGGAACAGATCCTAATAAAACTGAGCAAGAAAAAGGATCTGCTCTACAATATGACTACGGTGATTATATTGAGTTTTACATCTACAATCCAAAAGGATTTGCAGGTAACACTCCAATGGTTACTGGAGCAATGGATTGGTCAAACTCAGAAGGTATCAAGATTGCTGGAGATGCTATCGCACAATCTACTTCAGGTCTAATGGATCTGAACAAGAAGATGAACTTGAGTTTCTTGCATAAAGCAATCAAGTCTCTCAACCAGTTGAGAATGATTGAAGACTCTCTGGTTATCTACAGACTATCACGCGCACCTGAGCGTAGAATTTTCTATATTGACGTTGGTAACCTCCCTAAAGTAAAAGCGGAACAATACCTACGCGATGTGATGTCTCGCTATCGCAACAAACTTGTATATGATGGTGCTACTGGAGAGATCCGTGACGACAAAAAGCATATGAGTATGCTTGAAGACTTCTGGTTACCTCGCCGTGAAGGTGGTAGAGGAACTGAGATCACAACTCTTCCTGGTGGTCAGAACCTTGGTGAACTTAAGGACGTTGAGTATTTTAAAAAGAAACTATACAACTCCCTAAACCTGCCACCTTCTCGTCTGACAGACGATAACAAGGCATTCAACCTTGGTAAGTCCACAGAGATTCTTCGTGACGAATTGAAGTTTACTAAGTTCATAGGTCGTCTCCGCAAGCGTTTTGCTCAGTTGTTCCATGACATTATGAGAACTCAATTGATCCTGAAAGGTGTCATTACTCCTGAAGATTGGGAGGACATGGAGGAGCACATCCAGTATGACTTCCTGTTTGACAATCATTTCAACGAACTGAAAGAACAAGAGATGATGATGCAACGCATTACTCTTGTCACTCAGATGGATCCTTTTGTTGGTAAGTATTTCTCTACAGAATACATCCGCCGCAAAATTCTCATGCAAACTGAGAATGAGTATAAAGAAATTGATAAGCAAATTCAATCAGATATTGACACTGGACTTGCTATTGATCCTGTTCAAGTCAACATGCTCACAGACTTAGAGCAGCAAAACAAAGCGTTTGAACCTGAATTACAGTCTGCGGAAGCAGATGCTGCAGCGGACAGAGAGATCAAAAAATTGAAATCGGCACCACCAAAACAACCAAGCAATTCGCAATCTAATAAATAATTAGATCCAACACACTTTGACTATGGATTCTGAAGTATTAGATATTGTGAATCTTATCTCAGATAAGAAACGCGGAGATGCACTAGACAAGATCGATGATCTTTTGTTTGGTAAAGCATCGAAAGCAATTGACGACTACAAAAAAATAGTTGCCAATAGTTTGTTTGACGAACCAACACAAGAAGAAGAATGAAACTAATTACAGAAAACATCGAAGATATTCAGATTCTTACCGAAGAAAAAGATGGTAAGCAGCACCTTTATATCGAAGGTGTTTTCTTGCAGTCTGAGATCAAGAATCGTAACGGACGTATCTATCCTTTCTCCGTATTAGAAAAAGAAGTAGGTCGTTACAATGAAGAGTATGTTTCAAAGGGACGTGCTCTTGGTGAGCTCGGGCACCCCGATGGTCCTACTGTCAACCTTGATCGTGTTTCTCATAGAATCACATCATTGAAAGCAGAAGGAACAAACTTCATTGGTAAAGCAAGAATTCTTGATACACCAATGGGCAACATCGCCAAGTCTCTTCTTGGTGAAGGCGTCAAACTTGGCGTTTCTTCAAGAGGCATGGGTAGCATCGACCGTCAGGAAAGTGCATCTTATGTCATGGACGATTTCATGCTTGCAACCGCAGCAGATATCGTTGCTGATCCTTCCGCACCTGATGCTTTTGTCAATGGCATCATGGAAGGTAAAGAATGGGTCTGGGACAACGGCATTCTCAAAGAGAAAGCAATTGCAGAAATGAAGTCCGAGATCGATAACTCTTCTCGCATTGCGCTTGAAGAAGCAACACTTAAAGCGTTTGAGCGTTTTCTTTCCGCGCTCTAATTAATTAAATTCATAAATAAACTATAGATTAAACAACAACGAACACGGGGAAACTCAAATGTCAGATATGTTAAACGAAAAATTTGAGGAGTTTGCTAGTGAGCACGCATCGGTTCTTTCCGAAGCAGGTCAAGATCCTATGCCTACAGTGACTGCTGCTGTGCTCCCTGGCGATGCTGCTGCCTCAGGTCAATCCAACACCGCTGTAAATGCTAAGGCAGCTGCAGGTGAAGGTGCGACTGGTCATGCTGCACCTCTTCAACCAGGAATCGCTATCGGTCAAAAAGCACCACAGGAAGTTAACAGCGTCACAACAACTCCTCATGAGCATGATGAGGATGGCGATGAGAACCCTGGTGCTAAGGCTGCTGCTCCTATTTCGGGTGGCATTTCTGGCGAACCTAACCGTGGCGCATCTAACACCGATCTTCCTAATGGCACTGCTCCTTCATTCGGTGCAGAAATTGCTTATGGAACTAAGATGGGTGGTAGCGTAACTTACCCAATCAAACCTAAGTTTGAGTCGGTAGACATGAGTGCAGACGTTGCTGCTCTAACCGAGGGCACTGAACTCACCGAAGACTTTGCTGCTAAGGCAAAGGTAATTTTTGAGGCTGCTGTTACTTCCAAACTCAACGAAGAGTGGGCGAAACTGGAAGAGTCTTTCGCTGCTCAACTCGCTGAGGCAGTTGAAGTTTCCAAGAAGGAACTCGCTGAAGAAGTAGAGGGCACCCTCAACTACGCAATCACCAAGTGGCTTGAGGAAAATCAAGTTGCTGTTGATCGCGGTATCAAAAATGAGATTTCCGAAGACTTTATTGCTGGTCTGAAGAATCTCTTTGAAGAGCATTATATCGCAGTTCCCGACGAGAAAGTTGATGTTCTCGAAGGACTGTCTGAAGATCTTTGTAAGATGGAGGAGCGTCTCGACGAACAGGTCAAGCGCAATGTTGAACTTCAAAATCGTCTTAACGAGTCAAGCAAGCAAGTCATCGTAAACTTAGTTTCCGAAGGTCTTGCTGATACTCAAAAAGAAAAACTCGCTTCTCTTGCTGAGGGCGTTGAGTACACCACCGAGGAGGAATTCTCAAAGAAACTCACCACCATCAAGGAATCCTACTTCACCAAGGAGTCGGTAACCAAAGCAGAAGTTGCAGATGAAACTCCTGTCGAAGGCAGCAACGATGATGTATCACCAGCAATGGCAGCATACATCAACGCAATGTCTCGCTGGAATCAGTGATTTCATAAATAATACTATCCACATTTCCTAACAAACAAACTCGGAGAAACAAATGTTTAACGCAGAACATCTCCAGGAAAAGTGGTCACCTGTTCTGAATAACGAAGCAGCTGCTCCTATTGCAGACCGTTATAAGAAAGCAGTGACCTCGGTCCTCCTGGAAAACCAAGAAAGATTCCTACGCGAAGAGCGTGGAATGCTAAACGAAGTAGCAGTCAACTCACTTGGCGCTGGCACCATTGCTCCTGCAGGTTCAGCACTGGGTTCAGCTAACACTGGTGGTCTTGCTGGTTTCGACCCCGTTCTGATCAGCCTCGTTCGTCGTGCAATGCCTAACCTGATGGCATACGACGTTTGTGGCGTTCAGCCCATGAGCGGTCCTACTGGACTTATCTTTGCAATGCGTTCACGCTACGAGAACCAAGGCGGCGAAGAGGCACTCTTCAACGAGCCTGATGCAGGTTTCACCGCAGGTCTCGATGCAAACGCAGGCGACTATGTTCCCCGCACTGGCGCTGGTGTTGGTGGCGATGCAGAAGGTAACAACCCTGCTC